TGCTTTTGGTGCATTGTTTAATAACATATATGTACAAACTGTAGATAATGGACAAACAGAAACAACTCGGGTTCCTTTGACATACGCTCCAAAAGAAAAATTTGTCCGTCGTTTGCTAGAGGAATCCTCAATTGTAGACAATACAAAAATTGGTATCCGATTACCACAATTGAGTTTTGCACTAAATGATATTACTGTAGATCCTGCTAGAAGAAGAAATAAAGTTAATGAAGAATTATTTGGTACTGTTGATGGAAAAGCTAAACGAGTCTTGGTAGAAGTTCCAGTAAATGTTAATTTTAATCTATACATCTATACACGACAAATTACACATACTTTGCAAATTATTGAACAAATCATTCCTTATTTTAACCCAGAATATATTTTAAAAATTAATTTTGATGATCCTCGTCAAAATTCTAGTGTACCATTAATTATGATGAATGGAATTAAAATCAATGAACGCTATGATGGGGACTTTGGATCGCGTCGTATAAATATGTCTAGTATTGCATTTGTTGCTAAATCATTTATTACTGCACCAATTCTTGAAACTGGTACAGATGAAATGGTAGCACAGCAAATTATTGAACAACTAGACATAGATATCATTGTGTAATTATGGATGTAAATAAAAATTTAACAACTTTTTTTAATATTGAGCCTAATCCTACTAATGAAACTAAAGAGTTAAATTCTTTGGGAAAAACTTGTAGTACTGATTATGAATTTGCTAGAGATAATTTAAAAACGTTATTAAATACCGGATCTCAGGGATTAGAAGGAATATTGAAGGTAGCGAGCGAATCAGACAGCCCGCGAGCATATGAGGTGCTAGCAACTACGTTAAAAACGTTGGCGGATATCAATGTTAATCTAATGGGTTTAGCCGCCAAACAAGCGGAAGCTACTAAAGTTAATGTACAAAATACTACAAATAATTCTATTTTTGTTGGTACTACAAAAGATTTACAGTCATTATTAAAAAAACAAACCAAATCTGTGGAAGCTGAGGTTATAGATGAAAGACAAAACAGGTTACAGGGCTAATACAAATTTAAAAGCACCGGGTGTAAATCTTTCATATACAAAAGCTCAATTTGAAGATTATGTTAAGTGTGGGCAAGATCCTATTCATTTTATTGAAAATCATGTTAAAATTGTAACATTAAATGAAGGTCTAGCTCCATTTAAACCATATAATTATCAACAAAATTTTATTAGAGCTATACACGATAATCGATTTGTTGTTTCAAAATTTCCACGCCAAAGTGGAAAGTCAAGTTGTGTAATTGGTTATATTGCACATTATATTACATTTCAACCAGATGTAAATGTAGCTATTCTTGCAAATAAACAAAAAACTGCTACAGAATTATTTCATAGACTTCAAACAGCCTATGAAAATTTGCCATTATATCTTCAACAAGGTGTAGTAGAGTGGAATAAGACCTCATTGCGTTTAGAAAATGGCTCATCTGTAATGTGTGCTGCAACGTCAGCATCGGCTATTCGTGGTGGATCATATAACTTTTTGTTACTTGATGAGTTTGCATTTTTACCACAAAACATTGCAGAAGAGTTTTATGCTTCTACCTATCCTACAATTTCATCTGGCACTTCATCAAAAATTGTAATTGTGTCTACTCCACAGCTATTAAACCATTATTATAATATTTGGGTTAATGCAAATCGTCAACCCGGCCATCCATTAAAAAATAAATTTGTGCCCATTGAGGTTAGTTGGAGAGAAGTTCCCCAGTATCCAGGTGGTCCTTTACGAGGTGAAGAGTTTAAGCAAGAAACAATTGCTAATACTAGCCAAGAACAATTTAATCAAGAATTTGAATGTTCATTTATTGGTTCTAGTAATACATTAATTTCATCTTCAAAATTAAATGTACTGGCTCCAAATGATCCTATTCATAAATCACAAGAAGGTTTATCAATTTTTGAAGAACCTCAGCCAGAAGGAATTTATTTTCTTTTAGCAGATGTTTCGCGCGGTCAGGGAGCTGATTATTCTGCCTTTATTGTAATCGAAGGCAGTCAGTCACCCTATAAAGTTGTCGCAAGTTATCAAAATAATACGGTTAGTCCATTTGCCTATCCAACCAATATTAAAACAGCTGCAGAAAAATATAATAATGCTTATGTTTTAATTGAGACAAATGATATTGGTAGCCAAGTTGCCACTATTTTATATAATGATTTATTGTATGAAAATATTTTAATGACACAAATTAAAGGTGTAAAAGGACAAGTTTTATCCCAAGGATTTGCATCTGGGCGTTCAGAAATGGGAATTCGAACTACAATGCAAACTAAAAAAATTGGTTGCGCTGTATTAAAAAGATTAGTTGAAGAAGATAAACTTCTTTTAAATGATGAAAGAATCATACGAGAGCTTATGTCCTTTGTGTCTAAAGGGACAACTTTTAAAGCAGAAGAAAAACAAACAGATGATTTGGTTATGTGTCTAGTATTTTTTGCATGGCTAACACGTCAAGAAAATTTTAGTGACCTAATTGATACAGCAAAAAATAAATTTTCTCAAAATGATGGTAAAGATGTTGAAGAAGATAATGTACTGTTTATGGCAGGAAATACTGAAAAAAATAGTGATGAAATACCAAAAGAGGGTTGGTCAGACGGCACTGTTGTTTGGTTTTCACCATAAAAAATAAGTTCTAAATAACGGTAGAGGAAAATATGGCTAGACAAAATCCCTTTTCAGATTTGTATTTTGCTTTAAATTTTGCAAGTGAAACTCCAGCACCGAACGACTTAAATAGAGCTCGCGTTGCAGTTATTAGTTCACCCTTTACTGCTGTAGCAGGAAACGCTAATGGATCTGGTGGAGGAATAACTGGTGCTGGGCTGTATGCAATTTTGCGAGCAGGCGTCAACTCTAATAACAGTGAGGTCCTTGCTGCGATTCCAGTTCCTAATGTACCAGCCGATCCCACTAATATTGGGTTATATTATGATGTAGATAGTCAAATTTTTATTATGAGAAGTGCTCAAAGTTTAATTGGAGCCCTTAATGTTATTAACAACAACATTAATACCATTATTAGAAGTTTTTTACCAACTGCTCCGTCGTCCGCAAGTAGTGGATATCGACGTGATCCAAGTTTATCAACTGATTATGTATACGTTACGTTAGCAGGTAATAATTCAATAAACGCTTTTTTGTTTATGCGTGACTTTTTGTTTCCTGGATCTTATACAGGAAATACAGCGGGTGTTTTACCAAAAACAGATAGCTTAACTCCACCTACTGAAGATTTACTTGGAAATGGTATTACTGGTGCATTTTTTGTATATGATGCTGTGTCTGGAGCAACACCATTAAGTCGAACAGGCATAGAGTTATTAACATGCTTAGAACTATTACAATACGGTGCAGTAGTACATTTATTACCTTCATATGATCAATTAAATACAGCTTCATATCAAGTGTCTGCTGAACGAAATATACCCTTTGATGCAGTAGTAATGCTTGAGCAGCAAAGTTTAATGGAAGGTCGCGCCAGCAGTAATAGTGATGATTATGGAATTTATGGAAATCTAAATTACACCTATGCGTCAGGAAATACATTTAATTTTTGTCATGGAGTTAGTGCTGCCCAATTTGGAAACACTTACTTTAATCTAATCAATCGAAATAATGCTTTAAATTCTGAAATTATTGGTGTAAATAGCAGTGAATTTGACAGCGCGGTATATATTCACTGTGGACTTTCTGGTTTTAATGTAGCAAATGAACAACGATCCGTAAATGGTTCATACACAGATATTTACCGATATCCGGGATTTGATGGATTGAGCGGTTCTTATCAAAATGTTGTAGATGTTGCCGGTAATACTTCATATAGATTATCTGCAACTGATTTAACTCGTACATTTTGTGTAATTGGTAAAAAGACTAGATTTGTTACTGAAAGCAATGGTTCCTTTGGTAATCCTGACAATGCCTATGAGCTTGATATTACAACCCCACTAACAATTGATGTTGCCGGGGCAATTACAAGAGCTAAACGGGATCAAACATTATATGGTGGTATTGCTGGACTTAATTATGGATCAATTCTAAATGGTGGTCAATATTCCTTTACTCTAAGTCCCAGTGCTAGTCCTACCATTACACAAATGCTCAAACAAAGAAGAGTTAACTATTTTGTAAGATCACAACAAGGTGTTTACTTGGGAACTGACTATATTGGCGCTACGGGCTCTTACACCAGTACGAATCGTTATGGCGTGGCTTCATTGCAATCTGCCATTCAGCAACAGGTCAGCAATTTGTTAACCCCAATTTACGTAAATACCGCGGCCCAAAATGTTGCAGCAACTAGGTCAGCTGTAGTTAATGCTGTTTATAATGCCTTTAATAGTAATGCTGCATTTACTCAAATTAAAAACAGTATTTTACCAATAGATATTGCAGACATTCAATGTGATTCCCAAAACAATTCTGATTATAGCAACACGTTAAATGTTAAAATTACTGTTTATCCACGTATTGTTGCAACAGGAACAGATACAATAATTGGTGGATTGACAGTAAATGTTGTTGTCGGTGCAAGCCAAGGAGTTTAATAGATGTCCAATAAAATTGGAGATTTTAAGAGTGCTTTTCAAGGTGGTACCCGCGCTAATAGATTTTCGGTGTCATTTGGTTGGCCATCTGTTGTCACTACTGTTCAACCGGATACAACAGTTTATCATGCAATGCTCGCAAAACTACCTGAATCCGACTTAGGTAGTATTTCTGTGCCTTATAGAGGTCGTGTGGCTCACTTTGCAGGTGACAGAGATTATAAACCTTGGACAGTAACTATGGTTGATGATACTGGATCCAATGCATCATGGAAAGCTTTTCAAGGTTGGTCAAACGCATTGAGCCGCCATAATACGAACACTTCAGCAGATAAAACATATGCTGCAGGAACATTACTTAAGGACATTACATTTAAGCAGTTAGCTTTAAAAGGGATTGGAGATAGTCCTTCCGACATTTCAACAGACAATATATTAAGAAAATTTACACTCAAACACGCATGGCCTTCTGAAGTAGGGCAAATTGGTTTAGATATGGGTGAAGGCGGCAATTTAGTTACTTTTACTGTTACATTTACTTACGATTATTATACAATTGATTTTGGAATTTAATAATAAAGGATAGCAATGGATATCAGTCATTTTAAATCAAATTTTAATGGTGGAACCAGAGCTAATAGATTTTTAGTCACTGGAGCAATTGGCGTAGGCAGTGAAGGTTCTGGTTTGACTGAAAGAACTTTTCACGTAAGATCTACTTTTATTCCTCCTATTACAAATATTACTTTAACACACAGTGCATATGGTCGTAAATTAAATATTCCCGGTGACAGAGAATACTCTCCATGGCAATTAACAATATATGATGATTTAGATTCAAGTGGGTCGGGTTCATCCGTTACAAATTTATGGAAAGAGTTTTCAAACTGGAGCAATGATATAAATTCTCATGAAAAAAATACTTCCAGTATAACATCTCCACACTTACAATATAAACGTGATTGGCAAATTCAACATCTAGATTTGGATGGAGTTGTAATTAAAACATTTTATCTAAATGGTTGTTGGCCCAAAAATGTTAGCGATATTGATTTTAATATGACAAGAAAGAATTTTTTAAATACATTTTCTGTAATTTTACTTTATGATGCTATACAGATCGCTATGGGAACTAATCATACTACCCTTAATACAGATTAAGTTAAGCTTTTAATAACACCTAAATATTGTGAAAGATCATTATGAATATTGAAGTATTTGGTTTTGAATTTGGCAAACGTAAACCGCTTAATAAGACAAACACGTATGAGGCGTCTGGTGGTCCAAAGCGTCTGATTGC